CTGAAGACGAAAAAAGGGCTTTAGAACTTGAAAAAGTTATTGCTCATTACGACCTGTTAATCGCAGAAGCAGCAAGGCTTGGATTAAGTACGGTAAAATTAGAAGAAGCGAAAGTAAAAGCTATTGAAAAAATTAATAAGGTAAATGATAAAAATGAATTAAAGTGGGCTGATATGACCAATAAACAAAAAGCTAAAGTGGCTCTTAATGGTTTAAATCAACTTGCTTCTGTTATGGGTAAAGAAAGTGCAGCGGGCAAAGCAGCGGCAATAGCAAATACCACAATCAGTACTTATGAATCTGCTCAAAAATCATACAATTCACTTGCAGGTATTCCAATAGTAGGGATTCCTTTAGGTATTGCGGCAGCGGGTGCAGCAGTAGCGGCAGGGTTCGCACAGGTTAAAGCAATTACAAAAACAAAACTTCCGACCTTAGCAGGTAGAACAGCGCCATCAATCGGTGGGGGTTCGCCATCAGCACCAACTTTAGGAACACCTCCAACAATACCATCATTACCTCCTGATTTTAATGCAGTAGGTTCTTCAGGTACAAATCAACTTGCAGATGCAATAGGTGGTCAATCACAGCAACCTGTTCAGGCGTATGTAGTTTCAGGCGATATTACAACAGCACAAAGTTTAGATAGGAATATTGTACAAGGCGCTACAATTGGGTAAATGCAAAAATTAATTAAAAACACGTTATATTATTATGAGAATAGTTGAATTAATATTAGACGAAGAACAAGAAGAAAGCGGAATTGAAGCGATATCAATTGTAGAAAGCCCTGCCATAGAATCTGACTTTGTTGCTTTGAAAAATGAAGAGGTAAAACTTGCTGAAGTTGACAAAGATAAAAGAATTTTATTAGGGGCTTTATTGATACCTGACAAACCAATTTACAGGTACAGCGAAGAGGGCGAATACTATATTTTCTTTTCAAAAGATACTGTGTCTAAGGCGTCACAAATGTACCTTAGAAATGGGTACCAAAATGCAACTACATTAGAACACGATAAAGTGCTAACAGGTTTAACATTGGTTGAATCTTGGATAGTAGAAGATGAGGTTCAAGATAAATCAAGGAAGTACGGGTTAAATGTCCCTGTTGGAACTTGGATGGGTGCTGTAAAAGTAAACAATGAGGAAATTTGGAAAGAGTATGTTAAGACAAATAAAGTTAAGGGTTTTTCTATTGAGGGTTACTTTGCAGATAAAATGGAATCGCCTAAAAAGTCTGTTAAAAAAGATATGGCAAAAGACCAAAGTGATAAAGAGGTGTTAAGTGAAATAATTAAAATACTAAAATCATAAATGAGAAAAACAAACAAGACTTTTATACCAAGTAGGACAAGTCCAAAAGGGGGTTCAAGGGCTTGTCTATGTTGGGACAAAAATACTTACTCTATTAAGTGCTGTGATGGTTCTATGAGGGCGCAGGGTATTGGTGTAATTACAAGAACAGAGTGAAAACGCAAATTTTAAATTAATAATCGTTATATAAGTAATATGAAAAACACAGAAATGTTAAATCAAATTAAAACACTTCTAAACATTCAGGTAAAACTTGAAGAAATGAAGTTAGAAAATGGTACTTTAATTAGTGCTGAATCTTTTGAAAAAGATAAAGAAATTTTTATTATCACAGATGATGAATCAAAGGAAAAGGTAGCTTTGCCTATTGGTGATTATAGTTTAGAAGATGGTAGGGTTTTAGTTATTGAAACAGAGGGTATTATTTCTGATATTAAAGAAAAGATTGAAGAAAAAATAGAAGAAAAAGAAGAAGTAGTTGAAGAAACTGAAGACCTTGAAGAAGAAGAAGAAGTTGTAGAAGAAGAAAAAGAAGAAGTTAAAGAGGAATTTGCAACTAAAGAAGAACTTGGAAAGGTTATAGATATGATTGAAGAAATCAAAGCTATGATTGATGGAAAAGAAGATATGTCTGAAGAAAGTAATGTTTTAAAATCACGTACTGTAAAGGAAGAATTTTCTGAAGAAGTTTCTGAAGAGGTTTCTGAAGAAGTTAAAACTGAATTATCAGAGCCATCAGCAAAACCAATTAAGCACAACCCTGAATCTGAATCAGCTAAAACCAAAGTAAATTTTGGAAAAAGCAAAATGGGTGCAACAGCAATGGAAAGAGTATTAAATAGATTAAATAAATAAAAAATAAACAAAATGAGTAAATTAAACAAAGTAAGTTTAGCGACTGCAACTAGCATCACTACAACGTATGCAGGAGAATTTGCAGGCGAGTACATCGCAGCAGCATTATTGAGTGCGTCTACTATTGATGATGGTGGATTAACTGTAAAGGCAAACATTGCTTTTAAAGAAGTAATCAAGAAATTAGCAACAGGTGCTTTAGTAACAGCAGCAGGATGTGATTTCGTACCAAACAGTTCTGTAACATTAACTGAAAGAATAATTCAGCCTGTTGAATTACAAGTAAACCTACAATTGTGTAAGTATGACTTCGTAAACGATTGGGAAGCACAGCAAATGGGATATGGTTTGGGTCAAACTTTACCACCTAAATTTTCTGACTTTATGATTGCACACGTTGCATCAGAAGTAGCACAAAATACTGAATTTAACATTTGGCAAGGAGATACAGCAGCAGCTTCTAATAATTCATTTGATGGATTTGAAAAAATAATCGCAGCAGCAGTAGTAGCAGGGGACATTCCTGCAGCACAGGCAATTGGTGGTGGTGTAGCTTTAACAGCAGCAAACATCATAGAAAAATTATCAGACGTAGTTGATGCAATTCCTGCACAATTATATGGTAAAGAAGATTTATTTATCTATATCGGTTCAGCAGCAGCTAAATTTTACGTTCAAGCATTAGGCGGATTTGCAGCAAACGGATTAGGCGCTAATGGTGTTCAAGGAATGGGAACTCAATGGTGGAACAACGGTTCACTTACTGTGAATGGTGTTAAAATCTTTGTAGCTCCGGGATTATCTCCTAACAAAATGTATGCAGCTCAACGTAGCAACCTATATTTTGGAACAGGAATTTTAAATGATTCAAATGTTGTTAAGGTTTTAGATATGGCAGATTTGGATGCATCTAACAATGTTAGATTTGTAATGAGATTTACTTCAGCAGTACAATTCGGAATCGCTGAAGACATAGTATCTTATACTTAAAATTAATAATTAATCAATATAAAAGGGGTGGGTTCTGCCTATCCCTTTTTTTTATAAAACAAAAAAAAATATGGCTTGTACATTAACGACGGGACGGAAAGTTCCTTGTAAAAGTGCCTTTGGGGGCATAAAGACCGTGCTATTCGCAGACTTTGGAACGATTGCAAGTATTGCAGTAGATTCAACAACAAAAGAGGCGACTATTACAAACGGTTCGCCTGCTCCAACTTGGTACGAATATGACGTAAAAGGAAATAGTAGCCTTGAAACATCTATTACCTCGTCAAGAGAAAACGGGACGACATTCTACACACAAACTTTGAATTTAACATTAACGTATTTAGACGCTAAAACTCAAGCAGAATTGCAAACACTTGCAGTTTCAAGACCTTACGTAGTAGTAGTAGATTATTACGGGAACAGCTTTCTTTGTGGACTAGAAAACGGAATGGAAGTTACAGGCGGTACGGTTGTGACAGGAGCAGCAGCAGGGGACCTTTCAGGTTTCACTTTAACATTTGAGGGAATGGAAGAAACAGCACCTTATTTCTTAGATGCAGCAGTAACAGCAGATGCGGCACAAATTGACCCAACAGGGGTGTAATAATAATTTTATTTAGTTAGAAAATCAGCATCCTTTTTAGGGTGCTTTTTTTTTGCTTTAATCATTTTACAAATAGCTTGTTTTTTTTCGTTATATATGTAATGATTATACTTACTACATCAGCAGCAGCACAAACACTATCAGTAATACCAAGAGAATACTCTGATTCATTTACTATGACTGTCAGGGATGACAATACGAATGTCACTAAACAGTATGACATAACAAGTTCGTCAACATCAAATAATTATTTAACGTTTGATAATATATTTAATCCTATCTTAGTTGAAAATCGTTTCTTTGATTTAAGGCTTTATATTGATTACAACTTTTGGAATACAAATTATAGTTTTTGGAATTTATACGAAGTTAAATGGAACACAGATGACGGTCAAAATATAGATATTTATAATGATAAAATTTTCTGTACAGACCAAGATGTTGACCAATTAAATCAAAACGATTACTATAAAATAAATAAAGACCAATATACTTTTTACAATGGTTCTGATAATACTTATACAGTAAGATGAAAAAACAATTAAGAAACAGCAAGGGTCAATATTCAAGAGCCTCAAAGACTTCAGAATTTGGATTTGTTAATTTAGCGACATACACAAGCCCTGAAATTAAAGAGGTTAACGGTGGCGATTATATTGAATATG